CAATGCTTTCTGACATTGTTTCACTTTCTGTTTCGATAGGAGTCTCATCAGCTGGCTCGACCAATTCTGGTTCTGCTTCGCTGCGGACTTCGGTTATTTTTGCGCCTTCAAAGGCAGGGAACGGAACTACTGAAACCTCTTTGAGGTCTACTAGCTCCCTAACAATCGTTTGGCCTTCTTTACGATCTACAACCGGAAAGAAACCAACCGAAAAGCGATTCAGAACATCGCCTGAATCAATTTATAGCTGGCACTTCTAACTCATGGCTCCCGGCAAATCTGTTTAGAGCTGCAACCGGTCGAGGTGTGACCAATACTCAAAACGCCGTCTTCGCCGTAGACATTACAAAAAACTGGGGCCACGCTACAATCGCAATTGCTAACACTCAAGACGGTGTTCAAGAAACGGAGCTAGTGATGTCGCTAGTAAACCCAACCGAAGATCAGCTCTTCAATGAGCTAACCGCCTTGTATGCAAAGTTCAGTCCGCGAGCGATAGCATTGGATGATCGCCAGCTAACCAACTTGGGCAAGAGACTAAAAAACTCGGGTCATACGGTCTGGCAACTATGGGCTAAAGAAGTCTCCTCAATGTGCTCGGCTGTCTATGCTATGTTTGGCAACGGCCTCGTTAGGCACGCGAACGATCCCCTCCTCGTCGCTCAAATGCCTAACGGGGTCTCCAAGCAAGTCGGAGAGTCCTGGTTTATTAGCCGGTCTGAATCTCTCGGAGACATCGATGCTCTAATGGCAACGGTCATGGCGCTCTACGTTTCCTCGCGAGCGCAACACGCCACCGTCGGCGTATTCTAGTCGGTGTATGATACTATGATGTCTATATGGCATCTATATTTGACAGGCTTCTAAGACGTCCTGAGAGACGCGCTGCCCAGCCAACAATTCCAACCAGACACCCAGCTGTTGTAAACCCAACAACTGCATTGTCTCTCACAGCCGTTTACAGAGCTGTCCAGATCATCGGCACTCCAATCAGCAAGATGACCATCAATACTTACAGATTCGCGACAGGCATTGAACTAAAAGTTGAAAACCCAGTATTGGTAAACAACCCAAGCATCCAACAGAACCGTCGCGACTTTCTTTTCCAAACAGTTGCATCACTAGCGCTTGAAGGCAACGCTTACTGGCTAAAGAACTTTGGATCTAACGGTCAGGTAAACAACCTGACCATTCTTCCAGCTTCAGCCGTTCAACCAAGCTGGCCTAGGATGACCAACGGCGCTATTGATTACTCAACGGTTGTCTATGACTACCTAGGCACTCGCTACACCGAGCGCGAGATGGAGCACCTAAGAATCTTCAGCCAGGCTGGTCAGATTCTAGGCGTAAGCCCAATTGCATCCTGCCACAAAGACATAAGTGCAGCTATTGATCTAAGGGATTACGCCGGCAACTGGTTTACCGCAGCCGGAGTTCCAACAGGAATCCTCAAAACCAACGCCATGCTAAACAAGGATGACGCAGAAACAGTAACTGCTAACTGGCACAACAAGCAACAGAACCGTCAGGTTGCAGTTCTAGGAAACGGTTTCGAATACCAGCAGATCGCGCTCTCCCCGAAGGACGCCCTCTTTACCGAAGTTCAGGATCAGCAGGTTCAGGCCGTTGCTCGCCTATTCGGTGTCCCAGCGCGACTGCTCCTGACTTCCGTGCCAGGTGCTTCAGACACCTACACAAACCTCCAAGATGAGAACCAGGTGTTCTACCGTCACACATTGATGGCTTACACCGATGCAATTACCGACGCTCTAAGCAACTGCCTTCCACGTGGCAACCGGGTCGAGTTTGACTTCGAGCACCTATTCAAGGCAGATGTTGCAGCTCGCTACAACTACTACAAGGTAGCTATCGATGCTGGCATTCTGACTCCAGAAGAAGTAAGAACGAAAGAAGGACTAGATGTCTGAAATGATTACACGCGAGTTTCAGGCTCGACTTGACACTCTCGAGGAGAGAACCATTGTTGGTCTCGCAGTTCCTTATGGTCAAGAGATCGAGCTAACTGGCAACATGAAAGAGCGCTTCGAGCCAGGAGCAATTGATGGCGTAGAAGATGTAAAGCTTTTCTATGGTCACGAAGAGCCAATCGGTAAAGTTATCGAAGGTCGCGACACCCCAGAAGGCTATGAGATTGTTGCTCGAATCTCAGACACACCTCGAGGCAACGAAGTTTACACATTACTTCAGGACGATGTTCTGAATCGCTTTTCGGTTGGTTTCTTTCCGGTTGTAGATCGTAAAGAAGGCCAAACGATTGTTAGGGAGCTAGTAGATCTCAAAGAGGTTTCAGTAGTTCCGTTCCCTGCCTTTGAAGGCGCAAAAATAACCGAAGTCCGCAGCGAAACAGAGCCCGAGGCCGAGTTAGCTGATGAGACTCCTATCGAAACAGAAAGTGAAACAATGTCAGAAAGCATTGAACTTGACGTTCGCTCCGTTCAGGATGAGGTTGCAGAACTGCGCCGAGTCATTGAATCAGGCAAAGCAGTCGAGATGGCAACACCAGCAACACACAAGTTCCGTTCACAGGGAGAGTTCGCAAAGGCTCTTCTAAACGGAGACGCAGACGCTAAGCAATTGGCTCGCGACGCTTCGACTTCCGCAGACGCAGCAGTCCTTCCTCCATTTGTTGGATACCTAGACACACTAATTAACAACAACCGTCCAACCTTGTCTGCGTTTACTCGCGGAGCACTTCCAACAAGCGGACTAGCTGTTGAATACATTCAGATTGACAGCAACACTCTTGCTGTTGGAGAACAGGATCCAGAGAACGAAGCACTAGCTTTTGGTAACTTGTCCTTCGAAGTAATGTCTGCAGATGTAAAGACCTACGGTGGATACACTTCCTTCTCACGTCAGTACGTAGAGCGCGCGACTATTAACACTCTAGACCAGGTATTCCAGGGTCTAACAATTGCTTACGCTAATGCAAGCAACAAGGTAGTAGTAGACGCAATCTCAGCCCTGAACTACGCTGGTAAGACCTTCCAGGCCAACACCAACGCATCGACAGTTGCTAAGGGTATTGCAGAAGGTTCCGCTTACATCTTCGAAGCTACTGGACTACGTCCAAACGTTATCGTTGCCGGTGTAACCGCTTACGTAAACCTAGTTTCAATTGGCGCAACCGATGGCAGATTGAACTTCGCAACTACCGGAGACAACTTCAACATGGTTGGCAACGCAAACATCCCAGGACTATCTGGATCATTGTTTGGTGTCCCAATTATCGTTGACCCACAGCTAAACGATGTTTACTGCTTCCTAGCAAACTCAGCTGCAGTTACTTCATGGGAGTCAGCTGGAGCCCCAGTTCGCCTGACCCAGGGTGATGTAACAACCCTCGAGGACTCAGTTTCTGTTTACGGCTACATGGCTGTTGCAGTTCAGCGTCCAGGTGCAATCGTTTCGCTAGACACCGTAGCTTAATAGGATAAACACATGGCACACGGCGGTGAACCAAGTCTCGAGGACTTCAAGGCTTATGTTGGAACTGATGAAGATTCCGACTTTGTTGAAGAATGCCTAGAGGCCGGTAAGCAATTAGTTAACGCCTACATTGGCGAGGTCGAGTCTGTACCTCACGATGTTCACGTTCAGTCGATTCTTATCTGCTCTTCGGAGTTGTTTCACCGTCGTTCTGCCCCTAATGGAGTTGCTCAATTCGCAAGCTTGGATGGTGCCCCCATTAGAGTTGCCAAAGACCCTATGAACGCGGTTTATCCGTTGCTTCAGAGATTTGTTGGCTACGCGGTATGAGTGAGATCAACGCAGCTAAAGTCGAGTTCAAGCTTGAATTAGTTGACGCCGGGCTAAACGTTTTGGAGTATGTACCAGAACGAATTACCCCTCCAATCGTTATAGTGAACGCAGCCCAGCCATATCTTCAGACAGCAGAGTTTGGGGAATGGAGCTTAGGCATCGAGTTAGTTTTGGTTGCCTCAACTGCAACTAACAAGAAAGCTACTGAGAACCTAGATCAGCTAATCGAAGATACTTTGAACGCTATCGAGCCTTTGACTTATGTTCGCATTACCTCGGTC